GGTCAAGGATTTGCTAAGTCTTTAAAAATGGATAATACTACTGCAAATGGAAGTTTATCTTCTGGTAGTTTAGCTCAAATTCAACAAGGAATAGAAGGTCAAAACNTACAATATTTAAAAAAAGGTACATCAAATGCAGAAAGNGTAACTTTATCTTTTTGGGTTAAATCAAATAAGACAGGNACTTATATATGTGAGATTAGAGATACAGATAACAGTAGAAGTATATCAAAATCATANACAGTATCATCAGCATCAACTTGGGAAAAGAAAACAATAACTTTTGACGGAGACACTACTGGTACTTTAAATAATGATAATGATAAAAGTTTTGAATTANTATGGTGGCTTTTAGGTGGAACAGATTTTACATCTGGAACTTTACAAACTTCTTGGGGTTCACAAACAAATGCAAACAGAGCAGTAGGTCAAGTCAACCTTGCCGACAGTACAAGTAATGAATGGTACATTACTGGAGTCCAGTTAGAGGCAGGCCAAGTTGCAAGCGACTTTGAGTTCTTGCCTTTTGATGTAAATTATAAAAGATGTCAAAGATACTATCAAAGAATACAAGCTAGCACCTCTGATGAAGTAGCTATTGGAATGGGATATTCAGATACAACAAGTGGTATTAGATATTATCACACTTTATCCACAACAATGAGAGGAATACCATCAGCTTCTGAAAATGGTTTAAGAACATTAGGTAGAGCAACACTTCAAGAAACTGTGGATATTAATGCAGTTTTTGATGTCGCTTCAGAAAATCCAGAAGTAGTTGGTCTTGACCTTGCGGCTAGTTCAGGAACTCCTTTCACTCAATTTGATGCACAGTTATTAAGACTTGATGATCTTGATAATGCTTATTTGGAGTTTAATGCAGAGTTATGATTAGTACAGTAGAAAAAATATATAGAAATACAGGTGGTTTTTGTTTCAAAATGACTTTGACCGATGGTAAAGTTTGGATTGTTCCTAATAACGAAGCAAACACAGATTACCAAGCAATACAAGAATGGGCCGAGATAGAAGGCAATAACATCATCGACAACGGAGCATAATAGATGGCTTTTGGAATAACTACATTTGCAGAAGCTCCTTTTGCAGCAACGGGTTCATCGAACGCAACTGTTGCAGTCACAGGTATACAATTATCAGGTAGTGTAGGTGCTTCTACAGTAATAGGTCATGCAAATATAAATGTTACAGGAATACAACTTTCATCTAATATAGGATCTATATCAGCAGCACTGAATACACCTGTTGATGTAACAGGTTCACAATTAACAATGACCTTAGGAGAAGAAACTCCTTTAGCAAACGCAACTGTATCGGTTACAGGATCTCAATTAGGTCTATCACTCGGTACTTACTCTATAAGTGCTGATGGTAATGTAAGTGTGGTTGTAACCGAACATGACATGGTTACTTCAGTTGGTTCAACAACAGTAACAGCAGACGCTAATATTAACGTTACAGGAATTCAGATAACAGCTAGCCTAGGTGAAGAAACAATAGATATCAATACTCCTGTAGATGTTACAGGATCACAATTAACAGGTTCTATAGCTTCAGTAACAATAGATCTTAATACAGTTGTAGATGTAACAGGTATTCAATTAACAGCTTCTATAAATAGCCCATTAATTACGGCATGGTCTACTGTAGATCCAAATGTAGATAATTCATGGACTGAGGTAGATAAAGGAGTTTCTAATACTTGGACTGACGTAAATAAGGGAGTTTCTAATACTTGGACAGAAGTTGATAAGGCAGCTTAAAAAGGGTATAATANNAAATTATGGCATCAACATATTCATCAGATCTTAAACTAGAACTTATGGCCACCGGTGAGAATGCCGGTACATGGGGTACTAAAACAAACACAAACTTAGAACTTGTTCAACAAGCAATAGCAGGTGTCCAATCTATAACTTTATCAAACGGCTCTACTACAGCTTTAGTAATGAGTAATGCTTCTATTTCAACTGCTAGAAACATGGTTATTAAATTTGCAACTATTACTTTGACAAGTGCAACAACCGTAACTATTCCAGACCTTATAGAAAAGTTTTATATATTTGATTGCACAGCTGTTACAGATGCAACTAACCTTACTATAAAGACTGCAAGTAATAGTGGTTTTACTTGCGATGCTTCAAAAATTTATGCGGCATACTCAGATGGTACAAACTTAAATGAAGTATCACTAGATACTTTAGGAGGCACATTAGGGACAGCACAAATTGCTGATGATGCTGTGACTAATGATAAAGTTGCGGATGATGCAATTCAATCCGCTCAACTTGCAGATAATGCTGTAATCACAGCAAGTGTTTCAAATGCAAATATAACGACAGCTAAATTAGCTGACGATGCAGTAACTGCTGCAAAGCTTGAGAGAAAATTTACAATAAGCACATCTTCACCGTCTGGAGGGAATGATGGAGACATTTGGCTTCAGTATTAATAATGTATGAGTGTAGGAACATTTGTCAAAGTTGGTGGTGTTTGGAGAAGAGTAACTAGACTTTACGGAAAAGTTTCAGGTACATGGAGAGAAGCAGACGAAGGCTATTCAAAAGCGTCTGGGTCATGGAGACTTACTCACGTTGCTTACCCTGCATCTGGTTATACTACAAGAACTTCTGGTTCAGGTACAATATCAGTTCCATCACAAGCAAACGCAATACACTTTCAATACGGAGCAGGTGGTGGAGGTGGTGCTACAGGTGGTATTGATTATGACAAAGCAGGTGGAGAATCTTCTGGAGCAGCAGGAGGTTCGGGTGCTTACATATCCGATGTAATTTATTCAGTTTCAGGAGGATCAAATTATTCTTATTCAATTGGTTCAGGAGGTGCTGCGGGAAACCAAACTGCAAACTTTAAACACCCAAGAACTGGATCTGCAGGAACAAATACAAGTGTGACATCATTATTTTTATTAAGAGCAGGTGGTGGTGGATCATTAACAGGTGGAGGTGTTCAAGGGCCTTTAGCGTCTGGATCAGGTGGATCAAGAGGAACTATTTCTAGTTATGGTACAAAAATTACATCAGGTTCATATTTAAACAGTAGTTACAATGTACAAACTATTGGATCTACTTCTGAGTTAACAGGAGGCCCAAGAGGATCTTTTAATAAATCTGGTAATGGAACTGCAGGTGGGTGGAATGGAAACTGTAATGGAGACAACTGTAGAATAGGGGGTACTACAGGAGCATCATCTTATGCAGGTGCAGTATCAGGTGGTTCTGGTGGTAGTTCTTCGGGAAGTGGTAGTGCAGGTGGAGCTGGATCACGAGGATCTGGAGGGGGCGGAGGTGCTGCTCAAGTGACAGGTGGTAGTACAAATGGTGGAGTAGGCGGTTACGGAGAAATAAGATATAGATTTTTAAATGTATTCTAGTATAAATATTTTATGGAAGCTAGTTTTACTAAATGGTTTGGTGAACCTATTTATATTTCTAAAGTAAAAGATTTCGAAGAAATAAATAAAAAAATTGTTCCTATAATAGAACAAGATATTTCTCCTACTAATTCACAATATGCAAGAACAACAGATGTAAAGCCTAAAGAGCTTCAAAGTATTGATGATAATTTACATCTTAACAAAGATTTCGAAATTCTATATACTGAAATAAGAAAACATATTTTAGAATATTTAGAAATACAAAAATATAATTTAAATGTTTTTGATATTTACATTCTTAAATCTTGGGCAACTTATTCCTTAAACGATCAATTTCTACACATGCATAAACACATGGCTAGTCATTTCAGTTTTGTGTATTATCCAAAAGCAGATAAACAAGGTAATTTAAGATTTGTTTCAAATACTGGTAATGATACACACATGTACATACCTTCAAGGGAAGAGTACTTCACAAAGTTTGATGACACTAATTTTTCAACTACAGTTTATCCTGCTGAGACAGGTAATATAATCATATTTCCAAGTAAACTTTTTCATGAAACAGAAGTTAATAAAACCAATACACCTAGAATATCTATTTCTGGTGATATTTTAATAACTATGAAAGAAGGTATTAAATCAGAACATTGTTTTCCTTCCCCTGCGACTTGGATGAAGCTATAAAATGATGTAAAATGGCTTATGCCTTTAACAAACGTAACTATTCGACCAGGAATAAATAAAGCAGATACCCCATCAGGAGCAGAAGGACAATGGATTGATGGAGATTTTGTAAGATTTAGATATGGCCAACCAGAAAAAATAGGTGGTTATACAGCCATTGGTCAAGAAACAATTGCAGGACCAACACGTGCTCAACACACTTGGACAGATTTAGAAGGTAATAGATATGCAGCACTTGGTACTTCGAAGGCTTTATATATTTATTATGAAGATAAATTTTATGATATTACACCTTTAGCAACTGCTATAACAGGCGCAACTTTTACATCAACAAACGGATCAAATACTATTACTGTAAATAAATCTACTCACGGTTTAGATGTTGGAGAATATGTAACTTTTACTTCTGTGAGTTTACCTGGTGGTGGAGCAACGGGTTACACCACAGCTGATTTTCAAGATTTTACTTTTGAAATTTTAACTGTTCCAAATGTTAATTCTTTTACGATTGAAATGAAAACAAATGAATCGGGAACAGGAATGACTGCAGCAGGATCTGCAATTATTAATCCTTATGAAGAAATTGGTCCAACAATTCAAACCTACGGTTATGGTTGGGGTACAGGAACCTGGAGTAGAGGAACATGGGGTTCTGCTACAACAAGTTCCACAGTTATACTTGATCCTGGAACATGGTCATTAGATAATTTTGGACAACAACTAATAGCAACAGTAAAAGATGGTAAAACATTTACTTGGAATCCTGGTGTCTCGAATCCTTTAACGGTTAGGGCTACAGTTATGACAGGAGCTCCAACAGCATCAAGATTAACAATAACTTCAGACAGAGATAGGCACGTTGTTCATTTTGGAACTGAAACAACTATTGGAGATTCGACCACACAAGACCCAATGTTTATTAGATTCAGTGATCAAGAAAACTATAACGTTTATCAGCCAACATCAGTAAACACAGCAGGAACATTTAGACTTGATACAGGTAAT